CACGGTAGGCGTCAGTGTCGCCTACACGCTGCCACATAGCACCGTCGCGGTCCATGAATGACCAGTCCTTCTTGCGGTTGATCACTAGCTCGTTTGAAGACAATGCGTATAGAGTGCCCTTTGGAGCAGCAGTGTCTGAAACAAACTTGATCGGCTTACCCATAGCTTCGAAGGTGAATGAACGCTGACCACCGGTTAGGCCGGCACCGTTCACAAACTGACGGAAGCCCTGTAGTAGGTTCCAGTAAGCGTTGTAAACGCCTGGAGCTGCTAGGAATACGTCAACTTCTCCACCCTGCTTGTCAACCTTCTGAACAAGGCTGATCAAGTCAAGCTCGGTTAGAGTACCCGGGGTACCTACTGAACCTAGAGTCTTGATGGTTGAGTTCCATACAGGAACAGATGCACCGTCGATACCGTGTAGTGAGTTTCCTGCACCAACGATAGCGCCAAGACCAGTTAGCTCCTTGTTGAATGAGTTAGCACCTGACACACCGCGAACGATGATGTCACCTGCAACTGCTGCAACTGAAGCTGAGAAGGTCACTGCACCAGTGTCTTCGTTTACAGATACAACGCTTACGGTTGCCTTAACGGTTGGAGTACCGTCAGTTAGGTCAGATCCGTCAAGTAGAGCAACAGCCATGTCTGGCTCAACCCACTGTGCGTTGTCCATAACGATAGTGGTTCCAGTAGCAGTAGTCTTTACAGACGCTAGCTTTCCGGTTCCGTCGCCGTAGATCTGGCGGTTTAGGTCACGTGCAACGTCACGCTTTAGACCTGAAACTTCAGCGTCTACTACGTTTACGAATGCGTTTGGGTCACCTGTAGCCTGTTCGAATAGCTGACCGTCTACCTCGATTGAACCGTATAGGTTCTTTAGGTAAAGGCTAGCCTGCTTGTACTTCTGTGCGCCTGCAACAGGAAGGGTTTCGCGAACGCCACGAGCACCGATACCTTGGTTGCGACCAATGTGAGTGTCGAAGCGAACTTCCTTACCATTGCTGGTGATGTTCTGAGCTGAGCTCTGGAAGAATTCCAGTGCTGGGTTTTTGTCCTTCAGCTGCTCGTGAATGTCGCCGTAGACGAGCTTCAGAGCCTCTGAGGCGAAAGTCAAAATTCCTTGACCTGCCATGATTTCACTCTCCTAAGAGTAAACAGAATTAACGATTGATTGCCGTTGCCCTGACCACTCTTAGGTGGCTGTACGTAGACACTTTTAAGTTATCACAAATAGACATTTCTGTCTGTTTGCGATAAGTCTTACTGATTAGAACGCTGGTAGTCCTGCATCATCTTGACGAACATGTCCTTCTTACCTTGTGAGTCTCTAGGAATGCTTAGATCTGGAGCGATAACCCCAGCGCCACCGGCTGATCCGATAACCATTGGTGCCGGTTCGCCGTTTGATGATGATGCCGATGGGAAGCCACCGATCATTTCACTAAGTTCTCTTGCTGCCTGAGCAACTGACATTTCACGACCTGCTGCAAGGGCTGCATCCATAAGGTTGTAGATTGCACGTTCGTGAGCAACGCTGACGCTGTGAACTTCACGTAGCTTGGCCATCTCGACATCAAGCTGAGCTGAGTACTCTTCAGTGTCGCGAGCGAGCTCCTGCTGAGTCTTCCAGTTATCAACTTCTTCGGTCTTTGCGCGTAGAGCCTCAAGCTCTTTCTTCAACGCGGCAGGGATCTCTTCGCCGTCAAATAGATCTTCAAAGTCTTCGCCAGATGCGTCTTCCATAGCGTCCTTAGCAGCCTGCTTTGCCTCTTCTGGCAATAGGCCCTGCTGCTTTAGGTAGCTCTGTAGACGCACGTAGGTGTCAACTGGATCTTCTTCAAGTGAACGAGCAAGGCTTAGTCCGCCTTCGATCAACTCGATTGGAATGCCTTCTTCGACGTACTTCTTGAAACCGCTGTACTGTTCAAGCTGCTTCTGGAAGTTCTTGTCCTGATCCTGTAGGTGCGGGATGACCTTCTGGTGCCAAGCTTCAGGAAGCTCCGATAGTAGCTTCTCGTAGGCTGGGTGAACTTTAGGTTCTTCTGCTGCCGGTGTCTCTACCTGTGGAGTTGCGTCGGTAGTCTGGTCAGCAATTTGCTGCGTCTCTTCAGACATTGTTTTTCCTTACTGTAGTTGATCAGCGGTCATGCCAGTTTGTTCTGGCATAGCCTCTGCCGCAGGCAAAGCTGCCTGAGATTGTTCTGCAACTTGAGCCTGCATTGCCTGCTCCATCATTTTCTGTTGCAAAGCTGATTCGTGCATTGAGATATGCTTCTGGAACTCTGCCTTAACTTCGTCTGGCAGCATCTCGAACGCCTGTGACTTACGGAAACGGTTGTGGATCTCGACGTGTACCGCGTGGTTGTCATAGGCGTGAACCTGAACAACGGCAGGTACAGCCAAAGGTACTGGCTGGCCGTTTGCGTCGACTGAACCCGGTACGATCTTGTCTTGATCTCCGTTTGCAGCGCCCATTTCCCACTCTTCTTGGAACTGAGTGATCTGGTCTGCTGTTAGCTTCTTCATTACCAAGTTCTCGCGCTGAGCTTGGTTTTCGTCGATCTTCAAAGTGTTGTAGAACTGCTTGAGCATACCCATGTCGAGAATGCGCAAACCGTCCTGTGGGGTAATGAAGCCGAGCTTCATCCATTCTGTAATCAGAGCCTGACGTGCAGACTTAGAAGTAGGTAGAGCTGAACCAGACTCAACACGGATGTCGGTACCAGATGCAATGTCGGCACCAGATAGAACAGTTGCGTCGAATGATCCGTCAAGGCCTACGGTCTTGATTAGGCGTGGCTGATCTACGTACTGAACGAATAGGCTAAGCGACTGGCGAGCAACCTTTTCGATACCGGCTTCGATTGAGTTGAAGACAGTGGTTAGGTAAGCGTCGTCGCGCTCTTGCAAGTAGCTGATCGCGGTAGCAGCTGTGACGCCACCTGACTCGCCACGTGAAACTTGGTGCTGACCTGAGATGTCCTCTAGGTCTGACTGAATGCGGTCAACTTCCTGAAGCACGTAGCTTGGCAACGGCTGCATAGGAACTGGCTGCGGCATCGCAAAGCCCGGGCGAACTGGGATCCAGATACCCGGACGAGCTGTGATCTTATTTGGGTTTACAGCGCCCTCGACGTACATCATCTGTGGCTTAGCCATTAGGTTCTTGGCTTCGATGATTTGTGAGCGAGTGCGGTTCAATTCGCGCTGTAGCGGGATCAAGTTCTTGATCACTGAGCGACGGTAGAAACGACCGGTTGAAATTCCGTAAAAGTGAGCGAAAGGGTATTCCTTGTGTGCGTAAGGAATGCCGTTCTCAGCCATCTGTACGATCTCGTTGTCAACGATCGTGATTAGACCACCCTGAGGTAGGTAAGGGCAACCGTTTGGCTTAGCCCACATCTCGATAACAAGTACTGAGTCTGGGAATGCTTCGTTTGAGCCCTTAGCGTCCATCAAGGCAGCGTTCATAATCTCAGTGCTTGAGATCTTTGAAGGCTTGAAGTCTTTTGGCAATACTGAGCCAAAGCTGTTGCGAACCCATTGCTCGGTCTTGGTGTAGACGTTGAAGATGTAAGGCTGGTTCTCGATGTCCTCTTCGGCAAGATCCGGCACGAATAGGTGGAATGGTGAAACTACTTCGTAGTTCACGTCACCGATAGAAGTTTCTTGCTGGATTACACGCTTGCGGCCAGTGAACTCGTCAATAACCGGAGTCGGAGTGATCTGCTTAACTGACGGATCCCATAGTGCCTTTAGGAATGAGTTTCCACAAGTTGCACGCCAGAACTCAGCAGGCTGAAGCTTGCGAGTCTGGAATGAGTTCTTGTCGTAAAGTGACTGCCAAACCTGCTCAGCAGCCGATGCTGCCATCAAGTCATCTTCATCGTTCGATGCTGGGACAACCTGAGCCGATGGGTTTCCAGAAGTTGTCTTTGCAACCTCGGTACGGATGATTGGCTCGATCTTGTTGATGATGATGCGAGGCTTGCCCTGAGGGTTGCGCTCTTCTTGAAGAATTTGGCTCTGACCCACAGTTTTCCAGTCGTGGTACTGGTAGCCGTTGTAGAAAGCAAGCTGTAGGTACCAGTCTTGCTCTTCCATTAGGCGATTACTCTTGGCTTTTTCGTACTCTGACTTCACCCATGCGACTAGCTTCTTAGCTTCGTCCTTTTTCTTGAATTTATTGATGAGTGTGTCATCAGCCATCTCCCCTTCCATAGGGGTGCCTGATAGGTAAGAGTTAGTCTTACCGTCAAAATACTGTTCGCCAGCCATAAACCTATTCCGAATCACCTAGCGAAGCGCTCCACATGGAACCTTCTAGTTTCTTCTCGTACTCTGCCAACTCCATTTCGTCACCAGAGAGTATAGGTCCAGTATAGCCTTCATAGGCAGGTGCTGTCATTGCTGCAACCTGCTGAAATGCCATTGGATCTTTACTTGCCAG